TATTTGCTACCTTCGACTGGAGAGTTACATTAATTGGTAAATGAGCAGTCTGCTAAGCTGTTGTCCTAATGGATTTACAGGTTCGAGTCCTGTACTCTCCGCCAAATTTAGAACATATCGAAAGAAGAAAATCATCAAAATAGTGAAAATAGGTTCTTTCAGAATATAAAAAAGTCAAGCGGGTCTCGCGAATCCCGAGCTCCATCTGAATATTGGTCGAAAATTTAATCATTTCCGTTCCGAAAGGGGTTAAAAATGAACACAAAGGATAATTTAGTTAGTAGTCCTGAACTTGCAGAATTATTTGGAGTTACAGACAGATATATTCGGATGCTTGCAAAGGATGAGATTGTTAAGAAAAGCGGAACTAGGGGGAAATATCTATTGGCTGAAAGCATAAAAGGCTTTATAGCATTTTTAAGGGAATCTAGTTCAGTGGATGTAGATTTAAAAGAGGTTAAACTCAAAAAAGAAACAGAAAAAATAGCTAAAGATATAGAATTGAAAGCTATAAAAATATCAGAGTTGAAAAATGAATTGCACTCAGCTGACATAGTCAGAAAAGTTATGACAGTTATGCTCACAAATTTAAAGGGTAAATTGTTAGCTGTACCTAATAAAATCGCCCCTTTGGTTGTGGGGTGTGACAATCTTGGGGATATTCAGGATATAGTTTTGAGTTCTATAGAAGACGTTTTGCTGGAATTAAGTGAATATAGTCCAGAATTGTTTAAAAATAAAAATATAATCCTGGAAGATGAAGAAGAGGTGGAAGATGAAAAAAGCAAAGGAAAAGGATCCAATAGAAAATCCAAGTCTAAGAAAAACAATTAATCTATTTGCTGACATATTCCAAACCTTGAAGCCTCCACCAAAGTTGACTATAGATACTTGGGCTGATTCATATAGAATTTTAAGTTCTAAGACATCAGCTGAACCAGGGAGATGGAAAACTGATAGAGTGCCATTTCAAAGGGAAGTTATGAAAGCAATTTCTGACAAAAAGACAACTAAAATAGTGATGATGTATGGAGCTCAGTTATCTAAGACAGAAATTTTATTGAATGTATTTGGGTATTATGCAGATTATGACCCTGCTCCTATCATGTATCTTTTGCCGACTAAAGATTTAGCAGAAGACTTTTCTAGCACGAGGCTAGATGACATGATACAGAGTACACCGCAGCTTAAGAACAAAATTCTAAACAAAGTTGATGGAAGAGATACCAAGTTACAAAAAGAATTTGTTGGTGGATATATTACATTGGTAGGAAGTAATTCAGCAGCTGAGTTATCGAGTAGACCTTTGAGAATTCTACTTGCAGATGAGGTGGACAGATTCAAAAGCGATGTTGGTGGAGAAGGAGATCCTTTAAATCTAGCAATAGAAAGAACAAAAACTTTCTGGAATAAGAAAATCGTAATAACTAGTACACCAACCATCAAAGGAGACTCAAGAGTTGAAAAAGAATATGAGAATTCGACAAAAGAAGAGTTTTATATACCTTGCCCAAAATGTGGCTCATTTCAAAAATTGGAATGGAGAAACATAATCTTTGAACCTGTTGGTCATAAATGCCCTGACTGCTTGGAAATATCATCTGAGCATGAGTGGAAAAGAAATATGATACATGGAATATGGCAACCACAAGAAGAAGAAGTAGACGATTGGAGTGTTAGAGGTTTTCATATTTCAGAATTATATAGTCCTTTTTCTACCTGGCCAGAAATTATAAAAAAGTTTAAAGCCGCAAAAGGTAATATGCAAATGATGAAGGTATTTACAAATACCTGTCTTGGCCAAACATGGGAAGAAAAAGTGGAAAAGATAGATTTCTTAGACATTTCTAAGAGAAAAGAAGAGTATACTGCAGAAATACCTGACCAAGTTCAAGTTTTAACTGCTGGAGTCGATGTTCAAGACGACAGATTAGAAATTGAAGTTGTTGGCTGGGGACTTGGAGAAGAGTCTTGGGGTATTTATTATAAGCAATTTATAGGCTCTCCTGGTCAAAACGATGTATGGGAGCAATTAGATAGATTCCTGGAAACAGAGTTTGAGTATGCAGATGGTGAAAAAATAAGAATTCTTTGTACTTGTATAGATACAGGAGGGCATTATACACAAGAAGCATATCAATACATCAAACCTAGAGAGTTTAGAAGAGTATTCGGTATTAAGGGTAAAGGTGGAGATGGAGTTGCTTTTGTATCCAAGCCTTCTCGTACTAACAGAATGCAAATATCACTCTTTACTTTAGGAGTTAATACAGGGAAAGAAACAATACTTGCTAGACTAAAAATTGAAGAACCAGGATCTATGTACATGCACTTTCCAAGCAATGTAGATAGGGGTTATGATGAAGCATATTTCAAAGGTTTAACATCTGAAGTTAAGACTACTGTTTGGGAAAAAGGAGTTAAAAAAACTATTTGGAAAGTAATAGGAACTAAGAGAAACGAACCGCTAGATTTAAGGAACTATGCTTATGCGGCTTTAAAAATAGCAAATCCTAACTTAAATAAAAAATATACCGTTGAAGCTACAAAAAAGACTACGAAAGTATCAAAAAGAAGAGTTTTATCGAAAGGAGTGACCTTATAAATTGAATTACACTAGAGAAGAGTGCTCACAGATGATTGAAGTCTATAGAAAGGCAGAAATAGCAGTATTAACTGGAAAAAGTTATAAAATTGGTACAAGAGAGCTTGTGAGAGAAGATTTATCTGAAATTAGAAAAGGTAGAGCCTTCTGGGAGGGTGAACTTGACAAATTAAATAATAATGGAAGAAAAAAATTAGGAAGAAGAGTAATACCTAGAGATTTATAGGTTTTAATCTTCTTTTTTGTTGCAAAAGGAGGTGAAAAATGAATTTACTAGACAAAACAATTGCTTTTTTTAACCCTAAAAAGGCTCTTGAAAGAGAAGTAGCTAGAAAAAAAATAGAAATTCTTAATACTGGTTACTCAAATCATGGGGCATCTACTACAAAAAGTTCTATGAAAGGTTGGATTTCAACAGGCGGTGGAGTTAAAAAAGACATCTACAAGAATAGAAAAAAGCTAGTTGAAAGGTCAAGGGACTTGTATATGGGAGCTCCTGTTGCTCAAGGAGTTATGAAGACTATTAATTCTAACGTTATCGGTAGTGGATTAAAGCTAAAATCAGCAATTGACTATGAAACTTTAGGGATTAGTGAAGAAGAAGCTGAAGCAATTGAAACTACTATTGAAAAAGAATTTAAATTGTGGGCAGACAATAAGATTGAACAGATGGGAGTTCTTAATTTTGACCAGGTTCAAGACCTAGTATTCCTAACAATTCTCTTGAATGGTGAATGTTTTGTAAAATTTAACTATTTTGAAACACCAAAGAATCCATATAGTTTAAAGCTACAAATAATTGAGCCTGATAGAGTTATGACACCTTCTATATTGCAAAATGATGAAACTATCGTTGATGGAGTGAAAATCGACAATAATAATAGAATCTCTGGATATTATGTTGCAAGAAAACACCCTCTCGATGTATCAGGAAATGTAGAAACTGACTTTATTTCTGTTTATGGAAAGCAAGAGCAGTTAAACATTTTACACATAATGCTAGCCGAAAGACCTGAGCAAGTCAGAGGTATACCTATTCTATCTCCAGTAATCGAAGCACTGAAGCAACTGGATAGATATACAGACGCAGAACTTATGGCAGCAGTTGTAAGTGGAATGTATGCGATATTTATTGAAAGCGATAAGGATAATGCACAAGGGGCTAATATTGCAGACCACGAAGTCTTAGATGAAACAGAACAGATTGATAGTTCTAACGAAGAAACAATAGAGCTAACACCAGGGCTAGTTCAAGGACTTAATCCTGGAGAAAAGGTTGTTGCCACTAACCCAGGCAGACCAAACGCACAGTTCGACCCTTTTGTTACTTCAATTTTAAGACAAATAGGAGCTGCTTTAGAAGTTCCTTATGAGTTACTAATTAAGCATTTTACTGCTAGTTATTCAGCAAGTAGAGCTGCTTTATTGGAAGCTTGGAAAATGTTTAGAAAGAGAAGAGATTGGTTCTCTAGCAATTTTACACAAGTAGTATATGAAGAATGGTTAAGAGAAGCATATTTGCTAGGTAGAGTAGATATGAAGAACTATGGAGAAGATCCATTGCTAACAAAAGCTTGGAGTGGAGCTCAATGGAATGGACCGAGCCAAGGTCAACTTGATCCGCTTAAAGAAGTTAAAGCAAGTACTTTAAGAGTTCAACAAGGATTCTCTACTAGAACAAAAGAAACTGTCGAGCTTAACGGGGGTGATTTTGAGCAAAATGTAAGAATCTTAGCAAAGGAAAACAAATTATTAGAAGAAAAAGGAGTGATGATTAACAATGCCGAAAATGACAAAGAAGTTTTGGAACATAACGAAGAATGAAGAAGCAAAAAGTGCTGATGTTGTTATGTATGGGACTATCGGTTCTGATGAGTATTGGGACGATGTCTGTGACAAAACAATCAAAGAAGAAATTGGAAACTTAGGTGATGTAGAAAATATAAATGTGCATATCAACTCGCCTGGTGGAAGTGTATTTGCTGCGGTGGCAATAGCAAATACTTTAAAAAATCATAAAGCTAAAGTTACAGCTTTTATAGATGGTCTTGCAGCAAGTGCAGCAACGATTATAACTAGTGCTTGTGATGTTGTAAAAATGCCAAAAAATGCTATGTTTATGATACATAATCCATTGACATGGGCTTATGGAAATAAGCAAGAGTTGGAAAAAACAGGAATTCTTTTAGATAAGGTTAAAGATAGTATCTTAGAAACTTACTTAGCTAAAGCTAAAGGGAAGACAAAAGAAGAACTATCTGCACTTATGGACGAAGAAAAATGGTTCAATGCTGAAGAAGCTAAAGAGTATGGATTTATCGATGAGATAGTAGATGAAGTAGAAAATCTACAGAATGTCAATAATTTACTAATTGTAAATAGTTTGGCGTTTGATATTTCAAAATTTAAGAATTTCCCAGGTTTTAAACCTACTGAACCTGTAACAGAGCCTACTCCAGAACCTACTCAAAATACAGCTACAAATACAGCTACAAATACAGAAGAAATGACTGTAGAAAAGTTTAAAGCTGATTACCCAGAATTGTATAAAAACATAGTTAATTCAGCGGTTCAAGGAGAAAGAAATAGAATAGAAGCAATTGAAAATCTTGAAATAGCAGGATTTGATGATGTCGTAAATACTGCTAAATTCAAAGAACCAGTTGATGCTGCAAACTTAGCATTAAAAATATTAAATATCAAAAAAGAAAAGAATAAAGAGACTCTTAAAAACATACAAGAGGAGAGTCAAGCAACACCTGTTCCTGTGGCACCAAGAGCTGAAGAAGGTTCAGGAAGTGTTGCAGGAATATCAGTATGTAACATTTTAAAGTATATGAATAAAAAGACAGGAGGTACAAAATGAGCTTTATAGAAAAAGGTAATGAGTACGGAGTTGACCAATTATTAAGTGGTACAGGTCACAAAGTTATGGAATTAGAAGTACCACAAGGGAAATCAGTTAAGAGAGGGCAAGCGGTAAATGCAAGTGCAGAATTATCTGATGGAACAGATTTATTTGGGGTAGTTTTAGAAACAGCTGATGGAACTGCAGCTAAGACTAAAACAACTGTTGTAGTGTTTGGAGAAGTTATTTTCGAAGGGCTTGAATTAAAAGCAGCAACAGTAAAATCAGACTTTATCAAAAAAGCAAGAGATAAAGGAATAATAGTAAAAGAATTAGGAGGTAGATATTAATGGCAGTATTATTAGAATTTTTAGGACTATATGACCAGTCAGTTATAAAACCAAAGACATTTATTAGAGACATGTTTTTCTCAAAACATGAAACTCATGAATACCCAAAATGGGAAATTGAGTATAGAAAAGGAAGACAATTAGTAGCTCCTTTCGTATCTGAATTAATACCAGGGACTGAAGTAGTAAAAAGAAGTTATGCGTCTAAATATTACAGTGCTCCAAAGGTAGCACCAAAGAAAACATTCTCTGCACAAGAAATTTACTTTGCTAAGTCAGCTGGAGAAACTATCTATGGTGGAATATCTCCTGAGGAGAAAAAGGCAAAACTAATAGGGGAAGCTTTTGCAGACTTTGAAGAACAAATCTCAAGAAGAGAAGAGTTAATGTGTATTGACTTAATGTTCAAAGGTTCAATAGTAGTAAAAGGAGAAGGGGTTGAAGACAAAATAGAATACGGAACAGTTCAAGAAATTACTCCTACAGTATTATGGAATCAACCAAATGCAGATATTTCAGGAGATATAGAATCAGTAATCACTTTAATAGGTGAAACTACAGGGCAAAGAGTTGAGCATATAGTTATGGATCCAGTTGCATCAAGATTATTTACTCAAAATGAAAAAATAGCTAAATTACTAGATATTAAAAATGCTAATTTTGGGCAAATAGATCCTAAAGAGTTAGCAAGTGGGGCTATTTATATTGGAACTTTAGCACCTTACAATATCCCTATCTACTCATATCAAACTCAACATTCAGTGTTAAAAGCAGATGGAAAAACATATGACACAGTAAAAATGATTCCAGAAGGAAGAGTGTTATTTGCACCATCTAATAATACTTTACACTACGGACCTGCAGCAGATATAGCTAAGGGGATAATAGTTGCAGAAAGAGTACCTTTTGAAGATGAAGATACAAAAATTAATACTCTTGAAGTAAGAACAGAGTCAAGACCTTTACCTGTTCCATTCGACATTGATGCTATAAAAGTTTTAAAAGTTAAGTAAGGAGGGGCTGTATGAAATTAAAAGTTAAACAATCACTGATTTACTGCGGAATAGTTTATAATCCTGGTGAAGTAGTGGATATCTTAGAATCAGATATCATAGAAAGAGTTAAATCCCTTGAACTCGTAGAAGCTGAAGAAGTTACTGAAGAAGCTGAAAATCTTGAA